AATTCAATTGAGAAAATCAAAATAATTTAAATAAATTATGGTTTGACCCGACTGGACGGAGGGTGACACAGGTAGCCAGACAACTAACTGATCGTCTCCACTGATTAATTCAGTTTTCCAGAACAAAACAATCGCTTAAGGCTTGGAAAGACGAGCCCGCCTTGAATGCGAGAGCAGTTCAACGGTTGTCTAATATACTACCGTTAACGTTTTCGAACTCAACCCTCTCTGCTACTGTAGATGCTGGGTTGATCACTGTTGCTGATGCAAATAGTGCAAAAGAACGAGTAAACGCACGAACTTACATCGATTCTACTTTTGCTGAAGCGAAAACACGCCTAACGACGAGAGTTCAGGTTCGGCTTCCGACAGCGGTGCTAACTGCTGCAATCCTGTCTACTCTTCGTGCTATGTTCCCAACGGGTATGGTGCCTTCTGTAGGCTTAGCCAAGAAGGAGGAGATACTGCAAAGTATCAATTACTCAGCGAGTACCGGTTATCCTGAGTATCGCCGTAAACGTGACTTCAGGGCCAAGATCAGTCACATAGTTGATCTGTTCTTGACATCTAGTGTAAACTCACTACTAAGTGGAGATCCCCAGGTCTTTTCAATTTTCACTAGAATGCAACCCAAAGATGATGGGTATGCACTAAGACTCTTCTTTGCGCCTAGTTGATTGTGAACAACAATCGAAACGGCTCTAGGGCATAATGTAATTCAATGATTCTCGCGCAATGAATCATCTGTTATCATTGGTAAAACGCAAGTTGAGATAGCTGAGGTCTTGACGAAATACAAGAACTGTTACTCATACTCCTTTGATTATAGGAAGTTTGATCAGACTGTTCCACTTGAATTTGTTACTATAGCTGCGGCTATTATCTACAATATGATAGGGTCCTTACCACTTCGCCAAGCGTCGACATATCATAAGATTATTTGTAACTTGTTCTGAGGACGGTTGTTTCATCCTTTAACCGGGTGTTTTGTCCGTAGTAGAGGTCTAGCTTCTGGTTCTTTCTTTACTAATGTATTCGGAAGTGTTACCAACTTGTTGTTAGTGTACACAGCGCTACACGCTACAGGTCAGGCTTCTAAGGTTGTGAAAGTATTAGTTCATGGAGATGATCTTGTCATCTTCACAAATAAACAGATTCCTGTGGTACTAACCACCAGTTACTTAGCTGAGCTTGGAGTTGAACTAGTGCTGGATCCAGTTGAAAGTACTCCGCCTGGTACTGACCGGGCCTACTTTCTTGGAAGTTCGTGAAGGGAGG